GTAATCGGTCTCACCTGCATCATGACGTGCCTGACTCGCTTTACCCGTAAGAAGTATTGCAACTTCCCGAGGTTTCTTGGAGAAGGCGTACCAATGCGCTGGCTTGGCAAGCTCAGCCATTGCATGGCCCATCATAGACGTCGCCAAGCGAGTCTTTGGGCCAAAGGTCGTGATGCCCCTTGGGTCCTTAAGGCTATCATAAACTTCAGCCTTTTGGAACTGATCCACGTCCTCTCGAACAGGGGAGGTCCAGGAGAGCTGTAAACAGCCCTCCTCGAGTTTAGCACGCTGAGTAGGCCTGGTTTGCTTGGCAGCGATTTGCTCGACTGATGCCAGCTCCAGGCTTTGCTCGGTGAAATTGACCTCGGCGAACCACTGCGTGAAGAACTCTCGAGCTAGGTTGACATGCTCGGAAGTGATCACGCTTGAAGTGGGTTTAATACGCTCGATTCTCTCCCTCACGAAGGCCTCATCATTGGGCCGATTTCGTGATGCCTCAAAAGCCCCCGTTACCAGCGGGTGCATGAAGGCACTGATCGATCCTTTCTGCTCGTCGGGGTCCCCGTCAGGCCTGACAGTATAAAGCCTGGGATCATGGGGTACGAAGGGTTCGATGGTTAGTCTCACTTCCCTACTCCTGCGCTCCGCCAAGTAGGCCGAGGCTAACGACAATTCGTCGTTGTTGAGGAAGTGTTCCACTCCGTTGTCAATATCCCTCTTCCTGGCGTTGATTATCGCCGGTCCGGGTGCTCCGCGCTTGCCATTATAAGCGCGGGCGGACTCTAAGGTGAGAAGGTCGCCATCCCTGATGACGAAAGACGAGCAACGACCGGCGGCGCATAAGGCGGTTGTGTTTCCATCGGGGCTATGTCTTCGCATAGCGTGGATGGTCACTCCCGTCTCAAGCTCGACGATCTCCGGCTCCAATCGCTGCATGCGCATCTGCGCGAGCTCTTCCCGCCAAAGAAAGGTTAAAAGGCGGTTAAGAGAAGCCGTGGGTAAGTAGAAAAACACAGATCTGTGCTCCGAGGTCTGCACGCGTACTACCTTGTGAATGGTGGCAGTGGGCAGGGAGACCAAGGAGGACAGGAGTGAAGCCCAAGCAAGAACTTCAACAGCAGGAAGGGGGCTGGACGACGTGCGAAACGCCTTCCAGGCACTGAATCCTGCGACGAGAACTCCGACGCCCATAGCTATCCAGCCTGCACGGGCGTGGCTATGGGTTACGGCGGATATGTCACCCGGGGCTTTCCAGACTGCGTGGCAGTAATCGGCCGCGGGAGACAAGAAGGACCACCGTCCCTCGCCCTCGTACTTAAACCCAGTCTCATGGGAGGAACCGGCGGGTTCCTTAAGGTCCCATGTGTAGCTTGCTACAATTTTACCCTGACCGAGGTAGGTTGAAAATTCCTCGGCGGACAGATGGCTTTGTACATCAAGCAACTTGATGAGCTCAAACTGTTTATGCGGGTCGACTTTGGTTTGGGTGTAACGTGTGAAGTCTTTC